CAAACTACCTTAAAGTCGAAAATACCTCTACGACCCTGCACATCCCGCAAGAAAGGTTCTACTAGATTACGGAACTGCGCCCTTGTGAATTCATCGTTGAACTCAAAGAGTTGGAACTTAGCAGCAGTGGCAATTGCCTTTTCAAGAACAAGGAACAGTCGGCGCACGTTAATGCGGTCAAATGCACTTGGTTTGGAAAGAGCAGTCTTATCACCAAAGAGTGTAACACCCTGACCGGGGAAATCAACCACTGGGTTAATCCGAGCCTTATAGAGAATGTCACGATCTGCTTTCTGTGGATTATAAGAAAGTTTGATTGCACTACGAACACCACCACGATTGTAACCCGCTGGTGAGAACCAAGGATCAGCAACAGCATCTGTATTTGCACAAAGACCAGCAGTATCACCGTTCAAAGGAACATGACGATACACATCGTTGTACTTATCATACATGTACTTGTATCCACTATCGAATACCATGTAAGAAGACGATGGGCATTTGTCAAAGGCACGTTTCACATTAAATGTCTGAGTGATGGATGATGTAACACCAACTGTTGCAGCACGATAAGGTGATACGAAACCAACGCAATCTCTACGAAGTTCACAAAGATCAGTGATCATTGTAACGTGTGTATCCTGACCAGCTTCTGTATCTGCAACAGCAGAACTTGGACCACCCATAACTAGGTTGATGTCAAGATTTTCTGTGTCAGCAAACTTGTCATAAGCAATTTCCATTTCACCAGCAGTTACGGAGTAATCATCCGTTCCACCAGTTAGTGTATCAACTGCAACTCCACTTACCAGTGTGTAGTCTGTACCTGTGGCAATATCTGTACCCCAGTTAGTACCAGCAGCAAGATGGTCTGTCCAGTAAATAAATCCAGAACTACGGAAGATAACATCTGCATAGTAGTTATTACCACCCTGTGTTGTCTTCGCAGCTGTGTTCTTAGACATTGCCGGAAATACTTCAATTATTGACGCTGTGCGTTGACCTTTAACATCAACAGAAAAACCAGTAATGTCACCAGTTTTATCATAAACTGCAACATGCAATTCATCTAATTCACCACGACCGTTTGCAATTGACCAATCGGATGTGCCCGGAGCCGCATCAAAGAGGTCACTGAAACGCCAGCGGCGACGAATCATAGAGTTATCAGGAATAATCGTCTGAAGTCCGCCACCAGCAGGATCATCAAGAACCCGAATGGTGAGAGTTTCTGAGGAAATTGCGGTAACTTCGTACTCTACGTTACCCGATTCCACTCTATAAGGTCCGACAGCTGCTGTAAACACTAGAGCTACATTGTCGGCAACAGTGATTGCCTTATCAAGGATGATATTTTGCTGATCAGTAACCGTGGCAACTTTAACCACTTCGTCACCATCAGAGATGCCTGCACCAAGAACTCTCGCACCAACTGCGATTGTACCAGAATTACCATCAACCACAAGGTTTTTTGTAGCCACTGTGATCGCACCGGCAACAACTGCAACGATAGCACTTGCTGTATAGAACTGAATAATGTCTCCGATTATGATTGACGCATCAGTTGCATTTTGGTCATCAACTGTAATAGATAGATCACCAATTGCACCAGCACCATTCACTAGGTTAAGAGAACCAAGCTGCTGTGAAAATGCTCGGGCGCTAGGACAGATATCCACACCAAGTGAATTACCAAGAGTACCAGCGGTACGAGCAGCCCACTCACCGTGAGAACCTGACCCATCGGCAAAGGATGCTTCATAATGGTCATCGTCACGAATGAGAATACCACTGTTTGCACCAGCGTTTAAAATGGCCGATTCTGCACGAACCACCCTGAGTGCGTCACCATATTGCAAGAAGTTTGCAGCAGTGAACCAAAACTCAAAATTTGAACTGTTTGGCTTACCAAATGTCTGTAGTAACTGTTCTTCCGAACTAATCGCAGTAACCGAACTCACTGGACCTTTTGCAAAAGGACCGGCGATGGCACCGATAGACGTAGATACAGCTGGAACAACATTAGTAAGATCAATTTCCCGTACATGAACGCCGGGTGAAACTAGAAATCCCATGTCTTTACTCCTAACTTAAAGAGAGTTATTTGTTATACAGATATTTATAAAAACCCTCTTTTACAAAACTCGTTTTTATAAGTGTTATATCATATAAATAGAATCATGAATGAACATTATGAAAAATACAAAGACACTATCAAGAAAGTTTCACGGAGAAATTACCAGAAACGAGTATATCTCCTAAACGAATTTCTCACAGATAAATCATGTGTTCACTGTGGTGAGGCAGAACATGTGTGTCTCAAATTCTGGCCTTATGATGCAGAGATACGCAAAGTATCCAAAAGAGTTGGAACCAGTGATGACAGTCGTAAAGAGGTATTTCACCTAATTGATCAGTCTGTCATTCTATGTTACAACTGTTATATCAAGAAAACCCATGATCTAATCGAATTTATTTGACCTATATATAATAGTAAATGATTTGAGTCATAAAGGAGTATTATTATGAAATCATTAATTTTTGGGGTATTTACCCTATTACTATGCATGTCTTCAGCTTATGCATCAACACAAGCAAAACTTATTATAGATACTGGACCCTTTGGTGTACACAGTTGGTTTCTAAAAGGCATCAAAGACGGCGCATTTTCTAAACGTGGATTAGATATTGAATTTGTAGGAAAGGGCCCCGGCAGTATTAAAACTGGTCTGGCTCTCGCAACTGGAAGAGCAGATATTGGATACCATGACTATAGTGGTGTAGTTCTTGTCAATAGTAAATCACCTGACCCTAAAATTTTAGCAATTCTTGTCGTTGATGATAAGGCCCAAAATGGAGTAATTACACTTAAATCATCAGGTATTAAGACATTCGATGATTTGGATGGACGTAAACTTGGTAGTCACCCCACTAGTTTTACTAATAAGGTTTTAACTACTGTAACATCTGCCAGATGGATAAATGTTCCTATACATATGCCCGCCCGTGTCCCTGCATTAGTATCTGGACATATTGATGCAATCACCTCGTTTACAACGTCCGTGGTTTTCAATCTGGAAAAAGCAGGGGTTGGTATTGACGAGTTAAACATCATTAAACTTAGTGACCACTTTCCAATGGCAGTGAGTCGAGTGATTACTGTAAATGCAGATTGGGCAGAAAAAAATCCACAAGCAGTAAAAGTTCTTCGTGAGGTATCACGCCAATTACTAAACGATTTTATTAAAAATCCTGCTGCAAGTGTATCTGCATTGGAAGGTCCAATTGTATCTACAAGTAAAAAAGTAGATATTGAAGTTAGAAGAGCTAAATATGGTATTGACGAACTTGTTAATACACCATTTGTACAGAAGAATGGAATTAGCAATGCTAGTGCGGTTGGTCCTCGTTTAAGTGAATTTACAACTCTACTGGTGGAAAAATTAAACTTACCGACTCGTCACCCAGACAACAAATATTTTGATCTGGGTGAATGAAACATACACTCATAACCATTTCTGCTGTTGTACTTATATGGGAACTATTGATAAAAGGTGGCTATATTCCGGGCTTATGGGATATAGTCACCACTTTCTTTGAGTTATCAGTTAACCCAAATTTTCTTTATAACCTATGGACTAGTTTGTGGAGACTTATTATAGGTTGGTCAATTGGAATGTTTATTGGAACCACCATTGGTGTCTTCATGGGTACTAATATCCATGTGAAGAAACTTATAATGCCACTAGTGAGTTGTTTATTTCCTATTCCAAAAATTGCACTATTGCCTCTGTTCATAGTTCTTCTAGGAATAGGAGAATTGAGCAAAGTAACAACTATCTTCATCGGTGCTTTCTTTCCCAGTATATTGATCGCATACAATTCTGTTATAAGAACACCCACCATCTATGTGGAAGCATCTCGTACTTGTGGTGCGGGTTACTGGTTCACTTTACGGAAAATAGTTTTACCATATAGTATGCCTACGATAATCTCAGGATTTAGGACAAGCGGTAGTTTGTCATTGGTGTTATTGGTCGCAGCAGAAATGTTAGGTTCAAAGTATGGTTTGGGAAACTGGATATTCATAACTGGTGGAGAAATGGATTTTGCAGAAATGTTTGCTGGAATAATCTGGCTCAGTATAATTGGTTTAGGAATTGGTTGGGGTACAGAGTTTTTAAAACGTAGATTTTGTGGTTGGATTAAATACGGTGAGGGTGTTTAATTACCAACTTCCAGAACTGTCTCGTATAACTGTGGAAACACGGGTTCCGTATTCGTCTACTACTACTCCAATATTCTCATCCTCAAGTCCATTTACTATGAAACCAAAGGGTGCCATATCCTGTTCTAAAGCATCTTGTTGTTCAGACATCATCGTTTTACGAATGTCGCTATCAGTCAATTCTTTGAAATACTGTTGGTCTGTGACCCATGCAAATATAAAGAGACATGCAACAAGGTCATCATTACATCCATCATCAGCTTCAAAAGACGCACCCTTAACAATAAAGGTTGATAACTCATTGATGCATTCGTAATCCTCAATAATAAGTTTATTGTCCTCAACCAACTGTTTGAGGTTTGAACAACCAATCTTTTTTGTTGCCTTTGTAGTTCTTACCCCCAACTGCGCTCTACCACCACTGAAGCCCCCTCCAAGGACTTGTCCCGCACGGCCACGCATACTAGCCATAATAAGGTTGTCGTACTCCAAGTCAAATTGCATAGCGTTAGCAACCTGTTCTCCAATGTCATTAACCTCAATCAATACAAATGCTTGATTGTATGCTCGTGCAGTGTCATAGATTTTAGATGGGAATATGAGAGGTTTGATTTCATTGTCTCTAAACTTTGCAACTACCCGATACGGTATTTCACTCACATCCACAACCACAAATGCTGAGTAATCGTTTGATGTTCCCCGTGAAACATCAGCAGTGAGAAGGTATGTGTGATCAGGTTGTGGCAGGACATGGACATCAAGACCCCCACTTGACTGTTTTGGTGATCGATATGTTAACTGTTTAAGTTTATGTGGTGCAATCAGTGTATCAATAGAACCAAGAAACTCACATTCAAACTCTGTATTGAACTGAGCCTGAGAGGTGTTCTTGATTGTTTCTTCTTTCCACTTCTCATCTCTACCGGGAACCTCGCTCCAATGAACCTCAATAGGAATATAGGTGTTACGACCTTCCTCTGCATCCACCCATAGTTTATAGAACATATTCATACCATGCGGGGTGGAAACGATCATTACCTTGGTTGTCTTACCAGATGAAATTGTAGGATATACTGAACTGAAGAACTGCTCTGCTACATTAGACGGGACATAAGCAAACTCGTCAAGAAAAATGATGTTGTAAGAACCGCCACGAACGGCACTAGCACTAGTAGAAGAGGCAAGAATTTTTGAACCATTTTCTAACTCCAATGAACCTTTGTTCCAACTCATTACACCCTGTTGCAACCACTTGGGTAGATGTTCATATGCCAATTGTAAACGTGACAGTAGGTCACGAGCGGTTGCAGCCTTATTCGCAAGAATTGCGATATTGACACTGGGGTTGAATAGTGCGTAATGAAGTAGATATGAAACCATGACGGTGGACTTACCCGACTGTCTTGGTAGTTTACAAATAGTGAAACGATTACTATGAAAGGTTCCTACCATTTCCTTCTGGAAATCATACATCTTAAATGGTACAAGACCCTCATCAAGAGAAATTATCTTAACATAATTCTCTATGAAATATTGTGGGTTCTCCATACATTTCTGATACTCAACAAGTTCTTTCTTTGTCCAGTTTTGTGCAACATTAGCCTTCTTGAGATTGGGGTTACCAAGGTATTGATTGTCAGCCATTGATTAATTCTCTGTTCCTTATATGTTCTTCTTCAATATCATCCTTTGACTGTCCAAAATATGCAACAGCGTTGTGCGTATCAATGAGCAACTGATTTAGAGTTGTATCTTCCACAACAAACTCACCAAGAATACGACCGTATTTTCCCTTACCATCTTTTCTAGTGCGTAGAACCTGTATCGAATCCAAAGGAAGATGTTTCTGTACGAACTCCTTTGCCATAAGTCCATAGACCTTTTCTTCTTTGTCACTTGTCCTTGACTCAGGTGTGTCTACGCCATAGAAACGAATCCTCTGTTTCTTCAACCACACACCAAACCCAAGATCGATATCCACATCAGCTGTGTCACCGTCTATTACTTTAACAATCTTACATGGATACTCATACATAATCGTCTCCTTGTTCTATTTATATCTAACATATGTACCATCTTCATACACAATCTTATTAAGAACATAGTGGCCACGAGAAATGCCTAGATATCGTGATTGTTTCTTATATATTAAAGGAAAAGAACTTTCTTTTTGTTTTGTGTTGAGATATTCTTCATTTTTATCATAGTCATATATGTATTTTTTCATTGGCCATTTGTATGTTCCATAGTCACCATTATGTCCAGCATATGGATTAGACAAAGCCCACTTCTCAAAATAATCTGTATAGAAAAATGCGTGTTCTAAATGATACACAGATGGGTCTTTTAGAAATCTTGGTGAGTGATATCTTGTTGACAAATCATCTATACTTCTAGCAAACCACCAAAGTAATTCCCAACATGTTTTCGGTTTGTATGGAGAAATGTCAATATATTTTTTGATAACATTTAACATGTCAGAATCTTTGTCTTTGATAACATTAATCCAATCACTATCTTTAATCTTAAAGAATTCTTCTATAGACATTGTTGATGATATTGCAAGAAATAATTCGTCTCCACCGTTACCATTCACATTGATTGTTTGCCCATTCCACAACTCAATATTATCGTAGATATAGTTCTTATGAGAATGCCACTCTAACTTTACTTTCTTATTCACCAACAAATCGTAAAAACGTGGATTTTCTTGCACACTATTTGTTGATAGATAAACGGTAAGTCTTGTATCCAATCTTCTAGTTTTCAATAGACTTACCAATGCACATGTGCTGTCTATACCACCAGACCACCATAATCGTATTGGTTTACCAATATCCCATAATTCTACAGCCCTGCGATTAGTCAACTCTTCGAAGGTCGATGTAAAATTTGCAGGAAAATTTATTTTGTTTTTATACTTAGCTACATCTTCACTAGCATAAAGTGGATTCTCTATCAAATCTAGTTGATTATCAAACCCATGTCTAAAACGTGGAGAGTGTAAACCAAAACTAGTTGCTAATCTATATTCATCTCTTGCACTTATTTCTGGAAAAGAATTTAGATGATAATAAAGAACCTTACTCACTTTTACCCTTCAACATTTTCTGTAACTCAGCAGTGCTACCAACAAACAATGCATTGGTTACACTCTTCGGTGCGTTATTGGGAACCTCTTTGAGTTTCTTCATCTTCTCTTGAAGGTCACCTAGCTTCTCAGTGACCTCTGCAACATTCTTGATTAACTGTCCAGCAACCTCGTATGCCCTTGGGTGTTCACCCTCTCTTGCAAGTTCAAGGATACCTTCAATCGCAGTGGAACCTTGTTCAACCAACCGATAGAAGTTCTCTCTTTGATACTTATAGTCAAGCTCAATATCCTCATCATCAAGCA